CTATCGGCTCGAAAAAAACGAGCCAGCATGCTAAGGGCCAGGCGGTTGACTTCGAAATAGCAGGTGTACCCAATATTCAAACAGCTTATTGGATTGAAAATAATTGTGACTTCGATCAATTGATCCTCGAGTTCTACAAAAAAGATGATCCCGCAGGTGGCTGGGTACATGTTAGCTATAATGAAAAAGGTGCAAACAGAAAACAAGTTCTTACTTACGATGGAAAATCTTATGAGAACGGTTTACCAGATATGAAATGGTCTGGCGGAAAAGTTGTAGGTTAAATCCAAGCCTTTAATTCTTCACCCATAATCTGAGAAGCAATATTAACTTTATCTTTTAAAGCTTTAACTATTCTTTCATCAACAGTTTTTTCACAAATAATATCTATGTAAGTCATAGGATATTTCTGTCCTATCCTATCTATTCTTGCTTCAGACTGTTGTCTCTTCTCTAAGTCATACCCATTGGAATAATATATCATGGTAGAAGCTGCAGTTAGGGTGATACCATAACCACCCGTCTGAGTAGTACCAATAAAAAAACGACATTCAGGATTATTCTGGAATTTTTCGATATTTTTTTGACGGTCGGCCATAGGGGTAGTTCCGTAATAATCGACAAAACTATTTACGCCAAATTTTTTCGAAATCTCCTGGATTATCCTATTAACGTCTCTTTGCCAATGCGCCCATATAACAACCTTTCCTTCTACTTCTTCTAATACGTTCATAAGTTCCGGAAGTCTGTTTGAATCTACATCATGTAAAGTACCATCATCTGCAGTAAAATGCCCACATGTAATCTGTTGTAATCTCATTAATTGAGTAAGTACCGTAGCTGTGGTCATCATCTTGCCATCCATTTGAGCTAAGGCTAGATGTTTCATTTGTTTATATATCTTTATTTGATCATGAGTTAATTGAACAATACGTTTAATAAAAGTTTTCTCCGGTAAATCCAGACAATCATCTTTTAATACACGGTGAGAAAAAGGTTTTAATTTTTCTGATAATTCAGCGAGATGTTGATATCCCACTACGATTTGAACAGAACGACCACTAAAATTAGCTGTTCTCATGACAGCATATCTTGTCCTAAAGGTATAATAAGAAGAATGGCCTAATAATTCCTTTTTAAGAAATTCGCATTGCTTATATAAATCCAATGGAGATTTAGTAACAGGAGAACCTGTCAATATTCTTCTATACTTAGCATATTCACCCAAACTACATATATGTCTAGTTCTTTTAGCATCAGGGTTTTTAATTGTAGTTGACTCATCAATTGCCATCATAGTATTGTGACAACGCAAAAATTTAGCCGCAAATTCAACACCCTTTTTGGTAGAAAAGGCTTCCACATTCATAATTAAAATATGTAAATCTTCACCTGGTACAAAAAGCTTATCTAATTCTTTTTGTTGTTTTTTATTTATTAAAGATTGCCATAATACAGGGGTGTGCTCTACATGATCAGGCATATGGGTAGGTATCTCCTGTTCATACCAAGTTTTAACAACACCTTTTGGTGCCACAATTAAGACACCATTTATTTTACCTGAGTCGTACAACATGGCTATATTATCTATCAATACTTTTGATTTTCCAGTACCCATTTCCATGAAATAGGCAAAGTATGGCTTTTCCCAAGAAAGCTCTAACGCTTTTAATTGATGCGCGTATGGCTTCGTTTTAAATTTGTAATTCATAATATTTTTTCTTTCTATATATTGACATATAAGGTAAGATGAATTATATGTCAAGGCAGAAAGTTATGAGCGATAAAATAAATATCAAACCTGGATCAACTGTCTATGTTATTCAAGAAATACCAGGGACACGAGCAGGTGCTCCTAAAATAAATATTATGAGTGCAAGAGAATATGGTGAGTTTAATTTTTTACTTCCAGAATTTTCACAAATAATATTTTCACCAGGACCTTTAGTTTTTAAATTAAGAAAACTTTTAAAAGATTATAAGGCGGAAGATTATTTATTGTTAACAGGCGATCCTGCTATTATAGGAGTTGCTTGTTCTATTGTCTCAGATCTGACTAACGGAAAATACAACTTATTAAAATGGGATAAACAAGAAAGAATGTATTATCCTATTAAAATTAACTTATACGAGAAAGGAGAAATAAATGAGTAGTATTAATTTTGAAGAGGACCAAAGAGAAAATCTCGATGGTGCTAACGAAGCAAACAAGCTATCAGCTCAAGTAGTAAAACTACAAAGTCTGGAAGATGAACTTGCTGTAAAAGAGGAGGAACTAAAAGAGCTGAAAAGAAAAGTGGAATTAGTTTCAGGAGAAGTCATTCCTACAATGATGCAGGAAATGAATATCTCCACATTAAAACTAGCAGACGGAACTTCGGTAGAAGTAAAACCCGTCTACGGTGCTTCCATTCCTACTGCAAAGAAGGAAGAAGCATTTAAATGGCTTCGAGATAACGGCCTAGGTGATTTGATTAAAAATGAAGTCACTGTTGCCTTCGGTCGTGACGAAGATACCAAGGCACAGCAATATGCTGTCCTTGCGCAAGGTCAAGGGTACGAACCTGTCCAGAAATTAAAGGTCGAACCTATGACACTTAAAGCATTGGTCAGAGAGCGTCTGGAATCTGGACAAGAGATGCCCTCTGATCTTTTTAACATGTTCACGGGCAACAGAACAAAAATAACAAGGAACAAATAAACATGAACCAAGTAGCAGAGAAAAAGACTGCAGGACTTCCTTCAAATATATTTGAAGAAGATGCAGCAAAAGGACTGGGCAAAATAGGTCAAGAAGATCTAGCTCTTCCTTTTCTTAAAATCCTTGGACAACTTTCACCAGAAGTTAATAAACGTGATGGTAAGTATGTCGAAGGTGCAGA